TTATGCACATTAAGGATTTCTACCACGGATGCTACAGAAACAACCATGAGAACTGCGAGTCCAACTTCTGGTGTTATAGCAACAACCCAAATGACTCTACCAAATAACTCAGCTCACACATTCTCTGGTACAATAGTTGCAAGAGAAAAAGCATCTGAAGGTACAGATGTGGGTGCTTGGGAAGTCAAAGGTATCATACGAAGAGAAGCTACCGCAGGGACAACAGTTTTAGTTAACTCAGTTATCAACGAACTTAATGTTCCTACAGGGTGGGCAGTATCTCTTACTGCTGACACAACACTCGGATGCTTAAAACTTGCGGTTACAGGCGTAGCATCAACAAATATCAGGTGGGTAGCCACTATACAAACATCGGAGGTTACATACGCATAATGGGGTCAATTAACTTAAAACACACAGGTGCAGGTGGAGCAATTACTCTCAGCTCAGATGGAACAAGTTTACTTTTAGATGGTTCAGCTGTTGGTGGAGGTGGTGGTGATTTAATTGCTTCTACCTCTTTTCCATCAACAGGTTTTACTTTAACAAATTCAGATAAAGGTAAATACTACCACATGACAGGTAGTAACCAAACAGTAACTTTACCTGCTAGTTCTGCTATTAGTGCAGGTTGGTATGTGTTTTTAAGCCTTGACAAAAATGCGGTTTATCGTTTAGATATAGCAGTTGCTTCAGGAGATTCTTGGTATAATGGAGAAATTAGCACTTATTCTATATATTCAGGAAACACAGTACTAGTAGTTTATCGAGGCAGTGGAGAATGGGGGGTACTCGGAAACGATTATTACATGGCTACTTCTGCTTATGGCAGTGGTAGTCGGCCTACTTCTAATGGTGCTAGGGCAGTAGCAATCGGTGCATCAGCGGTTGCTGTTGGAAACTATACTTACGCCTTTGGTAAAGATTCATATGCTACGGGTCTGTATGCAACAGCTATGACCCGTTCACGTGCTAGTGCAGCTAGCGCCTTTGCAGCCGCTATTGATACAAATTCAAGCAGCTACGGTGCTAGTGGTGCTAATAGTATTGCGATAGGGAAAAATGCAAAAGCTACTACAGGTAATGCAGTAGCGATAGGGTCAAGAGCTACTGCATCTGCATCAGCTTCAATGTCTTTTTCTACGAGTTACGCTAATTATGGAAATGTTTCTTCTGCCGCTAATGCAATTACAATGGGAGATGGCAATGCAGCTTCCGCTACATCAGCAATAGCTACTGGATATGGAGCTAATTCTGCCGTCCAAGGTAAACATGCTCATGCAAATGGAAGTTTTGGTGATGGTAATGCGGAAGGAAGTGCGCAAAGAGGGACATTTGTACTAAGGTGTGATACTACAGATGCAACAGCAGAGGCACTGAGAACAAATACTGGTGCAGCTGCTACTGCCAATCAGATTACTTTACCTAACAACTCTTGTTATGGATTTACAGGCACAATAATTGCTCGTGAAGATAGCTCAAGCACAAACGACTTTGCTGTATGGGAAATTAAAGGTGGAGCAGTTAGAGCGGCTAGTGCTGCTACAACAGCACTTGGTACTTACAACATTAATAAGATTAGTGAAAGCGCAGGCGCAGCTAACTGGAGCATAGCTCTTTCAGCAGACACTACTAACGGTGCTGTCGCGATAACAGTAACTGGAGAAGCCTCTCACAATATTAGGTGGGTAGCAACAGTTAACACAACAGAGGTAATTTACTAATGGGATCAATTAATTTAGACAACACAGGATCAGGCGGAGCAATAACCCTTAGTTCTGACGGAACAAGTTTACTTTTAGATGGGTCAGCTGTAGGCGGTGGTGGCGGAGGAGTAACTGGTTTTACATCAGCAGACAATACCTCAAGTCCAAACGACACCGTAAACATAGCCAGTTTAAGTGTAAATAGTAGTAGTACAAACGCAGGTGCAGCTATTGTTACTAAAGGAACTGGTGCATTTATGTTGGGAATTCCAGACAGTGGAACAACTGGAGGAAATGTTAGAGGTGCTAGTGCTGTTGATTTAGGAATATATAGAACGAATGCAATCCAAGTAGCGTCAGGTACAGAATCTATACTACTAGGTAATCGCATGAGAGCAAGCGGAACAGAAGCAATTGCTATAGGAAAAAATAGCTATGCAAACGGGACTAGATCAATGGCCATTGGTTATGATTCTAATACCTCTTCTTCCGATAGCATTAATATGATGGCTGGCGGGTCTGGCATGCCAGGTCAATACGGTATTGTGATAGGACCAGGTAGCAAGTCTGGGAGTAGAGGATGCAGTGTAAATAGAGGACGAGCTACAACCAGTCACGCTTTTGCTAGAGGCGGCTATGCTCAAGCATTACAGACAGCATATTGTGAGTATTGGGGCAAAACAACAGATGCGACTACTGCCACAATATCCTCAGAAGGACTTAACCAAAGCGATACTCAAGCCCATTACTTATCAATGGTTCCAGACGGGTTGTATTTTTATCAGCAACAATTTTGTTATATGTCAGCTAAAGTTATAGCAAATGATGATACAAATAGCTTACTAAGAGTATGGGAATTAAGCGCTGCTTTTAGAATTGCTGATGACGGTACTGTGACACAAGTAGGAACAACTACGAAAACTGTAATACACAGTGAAGGATCAGCACTTAATACAACAGACATTGATACTTCAATTACAAATCAATATCTTAAATTAGATGTAACTGGAGTTGCATCAACCAATATTCACTGGACAGCGTGGATTAAACTTCATATGAATAGGTACGCATAATGGCACTACAAAAAGAATTAACCGCAGATGAAACAAATGTCGGAATGGCGGCTTCCGAAGCTTACTTAAAAATTGCAAGCTTATCTGTAATTGAAAATTTTGTAACTATAAATGTTGATGGATACGGTTCGGCTGCGGCTAGGACAAATAACTCGCATCCGATATTTCATCATCAATATCACGCAGAATTACCAACAATAACAGGTACTGGAAACTTAATAGAAATATGCTATGCATATTTAAAAACACTAGACGATTTTTCTAGTGCAACAGACTTATAAGGAAAATAAAAAAAATGGCAATTCAAATAGATTTGGCAACAAGCCAATACGGAACAGGATTTGACGCTGCATACTTCAGAATAGTTTCAGCGAACATTCAAAGAAACTTAGGTAATGAATTTTCGGTTATGATAGACTGTTCAGGATATGCAACTGCAACACCAACAGACGACACACATCCCATTGACTTTAAAAGATACGATGCACCTCTAGCTACAATAGAAGGAACTGCTGGTGATGATTTTTTATCAAAATGTTATACTTGGGTAATGGCTCAAAGTGACATGAGTGGATCAACAGCAGTATAAAAAAGTTTACATTTCTAAAAATGTGTAGTATAATATAAACTGAAGAAATAGACAAGGTTATATTATGTTTACACATGTAGATCACGGCATAGTTTTGCCGAAACTTACAAGAAAAAGTACTGAAGCAGGACGTAGATATTTTACACCAGACGGGAATGCCTATCCATCAATTACTACAGTTTTAGGTATATTGAGTAAGCAAGGTATTCTCGAATGGCGTAAACGCGTAGGAGAAGAAGAGGCAAATAAGATCTCTACTCAAGCTGCGACACGAGGAACAGCCGTCCATAAACTGGCTGAAGATTATATCGATAATGTAGAGGAATGGTCAGAAGGTGCAATGCCTTCAAACATTGCTTCGTTCAATGATATCAAAAAAATAGTAGACGAACGTTTAGATAACGTTTGGATGCAAGAAGAATTTCTCTACAGCGATCGGTTAAAATGTGCAGGTCAAGTAGATTGTATTGCAGAGTTTGATGGTCAACTTTCTATTGTTGATTTTAAAACCTCTCGCAAACCCAAGAAAGAAGAATGGATTACTAGCTATTTTATCCAAGCTTCGTTTTATGCTGCAGCTTTCTATGAAAGAACAGGCATACCGATTAAACAAGGCGTGATTTTGATTACAGTTGATGGATCAGAAGCGCAAGTGTTTAAAGTAAATACTTACGACTATTTAGAACACTTTCTAAAAGTACGCAAACAATATAAAATTGAAAAAGGAATATAGCATGAAAGAACAACTAATCAAAGCAGCACGTATGCACGCAGAAGGTGAGCTAGAACGTGCAAAAACTAATATCTTGGTTTATATGAACCATTCTGTTGGTATCGGAGAGCATTCTGATATCGTAGAAGCTATTCAAGAAGAACTTGATAAAATGGCTATGGCAACAGATCGTATCGATATGCTAAATAGACATTTTGCTGAACCTATAGAAATTAGAGTAGTTTAAGGTTTACATTTCGTTCAGAAGAGAGTAATCTGATTCTATAAGCTAAAAAAGGAATCAAAATGGCTCATTTTACAATAGAACTTGATATCTCTTCTGAACCATCACACCGCGAAGTCAAAGAATTTGCTCGAGAAAATAACTGTGTCGCACTCCTAATGATGGAATATGGGCCAGCAGGAGGAAATCCTCTATATCAATTCTCTTCAACTTCTCGCGAATCTATTCTAGAACTAATCAAAAAAGTATTCGGCGAAGATATTGACATCGATCAATATAATGAAGAAATATTCGAAACTTAATTGACATTTTAATTCCGATACGATAGAATCATTGTATCGGAATTTTTCTTTGAAAGGAATATACTATGGTTGACTTGATTAAAGATATCGAAGTTCTACAGAACGCTATTATAGCTTTTGATGAAGGTGCTTCAGATGAAAAACGTGCAGCTCTTCATGCACTTCGTAAAATGCTAGTTTCAAAGTCTAATGAAGTTGAGCAATTCGAAGCAGAAATGTGTGTAGAATAATTTCATTTTATTTCAAATAGGCTGTTTACATAGCAGTCTATTTGTCTTATATTGATTCTATAAACACACACGGAGAAATAAAAATGACACAGTTCGATAAATCAAAATTCAGCTTCCACTGCGGATACTTAACATACACTGGCAACTATGTCGGTCGTCCAGTTTATGAAAATAAGCCAAACATTCACCCTTCAAATGTCGGTCGCGGTATTGATCTTTTCATCGCTCGCTTTAAGTATAGC